CCCCATCCATATATTACAAAATCATATTTTCCCTGGAGTTTTTACGAGCATTAAAATGTATGTAAAACACAGGTTTCTTAAGAAATCCTAAGGTATCCTTAAGGATTTTATGAACAGTTCGTAGCCCAATCCTTGGCGGTGAGTTCTACATCATTTCTGACGATGATGAATGCAGACTTGTTATCTGGAGGCATGTCTCTGTTCTTGACTTGACCTGACTTGCACAGCCATCGAATGTTTGACAATACGTCATTGAGACTGTTTTTGTCTTTGTGATCTGCGGTGTGTTGAAGAGTCGGTGGTGGACCGATGAATGTGGACGCCATTGCGCGACACACATGAATTTTACATGACTTTTCTTCATGACGTACGCATACTCTGTAGTAATCACCACTCTTGAAAGGCGCCATCACATGTCCCGACGCGTTCCTGACCACGCTATGTTCGTCGATGGTATACCCATCAAACACCGTGTGCTTTCCTTTTGCTGAATAATATTCGAGAGTTTTCATTACATCATATTACGTTCACAACTTTAAATTATAAGATTTGTTGATATGACTCAATCCCAGAAAAGCGTAATAGAGTTGTTATTGGTCTCACGGTTCCAGGAATGTTTGATATAAAACGGGGCCACGCGGCGCACCAGTTCTTCGTAGCAACCGGAGAACCCAAACTGGGCGAGCTGGTCACGGCGCTCTTTATCATTTCCTCCGAACAACATGAAAAGGATGTTGAACTCTTCGTGTAGGTCGGACCCTTTGAAGTCGAAGATGGTCGCATACTTCATCCCGGCAGCGGCGGCGGAGATGACTTCTGCCTCGGCAGAGGACAGGATGTGCTCGACGAGGGACTCCTGCGCTTTCTGCACCTTCTCTACAAAAAGCTGGGTGCTCTCGAAGTCCACGAGAGAGGCAAAAGACTCAGCGGCGTTAGAAACGCACACGGCTTCGGCATACAGTTCGCGGAAGTTCGCCATTTCTACAGTGTATACACGCCCCTCGCTTTTATACAAAGAATGACGATATGGAATCCCTCCCGCGTGTTCCATATCGACGTGCCGGGGTCATAATATAATTTTGAGGATATACTTTAATTATCATGAACGTGAACGTGCGCCGCGCGGTTATCTTCGACGGGCGGGTCTGCGAGAAGAAAGACCACCCAGAATGCAAGGAAGTTCCGGAAGTATCGGGTCTGCTCGAGTTGGAGCGCGAACGGCGAGGGGAGCGGAACATCCCACGGTATACCGCGCAACTCCTAGAGCAGACAATACGGAAGAACGACCAGGCGTTCTGGAAAGCGGTCGTAGACGACATTGATACCGGCGACTTTGACGGACACGCGGCCCAGGTGATACTCGAGCAGCAAGACATCCTCCCGGCGCTCTTCGTGACGTGCGTTGTAGAGGCGAAAGAAACGGAGCACTTTGTGAACGTGCTGCGGACCTTTGTAGAAATCGCGCCTCATCTCAACGACACCACGACGTCGCTGTTCACGAAAGCAATTTCCATACAATGGAAGTCGTTTGTGAACGTGCTGATAGCGAACGACCGAATCGACAGGACGATCAAAGAAGGCGTTTACGAGTGCATCTCGAAGTTTGTGAGCGCGGTCGATATCCAGCAGGAGACGCTCGTGTTGTGCATCCGGGAGATCATCAAGAACAAGAAGTTCGAAGTCCTCAGTGTGTTCTCTCGGGTGAACTCCAAGATCTACGCCGATGGGATCGTGGAGGAACTTCTGCAGGCGGCAAAAAGCACGGTAGCGACGAACAGGTATGCAGTGGTGTGTCTTCTTGCAAAGATAATCGCGGAGACGGACGACATATCCGCGGACGTCGCGCCCGCCATCCGAGTCATTCTGGAAAAAACGATGCTCGACAAGTTCGTGGACCGTCGAACTGTCCGGGGCCTTTCGTTCATTCTTCAAAAGACGGCCAAGGACCCGGTTTTGAAGAACTTTGCAACGGCGGTAAACTGGATGGTTAACAAAGATGTTTAAAATTAATTGCTGAACAGTAATCCGCCCATACCGCTTTCGACGCGGAGAATGTTCACGTTCTTCGCTATGACCGTGAAAACATTCAGGCTTGTCGCCGTTGCCAGTGTGGTGTTCTCGTCCAGCACGCTGGCTAGCGTGGGCTGGCTTGCAGTCTTTGTGGTGACCATGAGCTTCACGGTGTCTAGTGCCGAGAAGTTGAGCGTGCCCATGATGGTCTTCTCGTCGAGGGGGTTTTTGGAGAAGAAGTAGGTATACATGCCTGGGGCCGGAGTCGTGTTCATCGTCCTGTTTGTTTCTACGAGTGTAAAATACGACCCAATCTGCTCGTAAAACCTGTCAATACCGTTTATCTGTATCTTGGCGCTCTGCAGCGGCGCCGCGTTTTGGTTAGAGCTCATCCCATGGCCGTCCGCCGTGTAAACCCCGAAATAATTTTCGTTCCTGAAAACCCAGAAAAGGTAGCGAACCGGCAGGTTGAAGGGGATGGTATAGCTAGTAGACGCGCTCGTTGACGTTGAAATGACAGCAGGAAAGTTGTGCGTCTGGGTCTGGTCTATCATATACACGTGGGGGGTTTTCGCAAACCACCTTCTCTCTGGAGAGGAGAGGTAAGCATACTCGCCCCATGCGGCGAGCACGGGCGTAAATGAAGAGTTTATGCCAGGGATAGACGCGGGGTCCGCGAACTCAAAGTCCAGCCTCACGTCGTGATACTGGAGGGCTATCAGGGGGAGGGCTTTAGACACGTTGTTAAACCAGAAGGGCAGCTTGAGCCACAGCGTCCGTACCATTCCAGAGGGGTCGGTAGAGCTGAAGTTTTCCATCGCGTATACGGAGTCTTTTTCGCTATTGTCCGTGAGTATGGTATTCCTCAGCCGCAACCAGTTGTTATCGTAGGTCTCTATAAGCTGCCCCCCGATATATAATTTCACGTTTTTTACAAGGTTTTCTATAGGGAAGAAAGTAGAGCTGAAAGTAGATAGCTTTAATTGAGCAGATATGAACACGCCCATGAGCATATCTGCCTTGCGGGGAACCGTTATCGACCCCCTGCCGGGCGTAGAATACGAGGTAAAGTCCATGGGAATTACTTCTGTGGCGAACGGGGTGGACGCCGCAAACCGCGCCCTGAAAGGCGATGTGTTTGGTTCTCCGTATATAAACGAATCAGCAGGAGAACTTGCGATAAGCTGTGTCAACGACATCCTATCTTATCATATCTATTAAATACATTTAATTTACTCATACTTTACGGGGATTTGCCACGAGAATAATATTTGATGATATTAAATGCAGTTTATTCAGAAGGAGGTAAATCTGTCCTTTCCCACAACTGACCCGTACCGCGTGTCCGGGAGTTTCTCTACACAGTACGACCTCGAACCCACGGTGACCGCCGCGCTCCGCGTCATTAAAGAGCTCCCTGAAAAGTTCAACACCACGTTCTTCTCCAGAAAGAACATTGAGTTTATCCAAAAAACACTCGTCAGCGAGACGAAGCGGTATACTGGGTTTAACATAGGCCCTCAGGACGAGACGGTGCTCGTAGAGATAATGACTGGCATCTACGTCCAGGACTCCACGTACGACCCGTCAAACTTCGCCGCGTCCCTCGCCAAGATTAACAAGCTCGTCATAACGGAGTGTCTGAAACAGATTCTTCCCGGGGTTCGCTCCTACGCCATGTACGTGCGCGATGCATCCAGGCCTTACGGTGGCGCAGGTTCCGTAGCTTTCGAACGGCCCGTTCTTGCGACGGTGAAAGGCTCGAGATCGCTCCCTGGGGTGCTTTTCCTTGATAGGAACGCTTAGACACAATATCGAAATAACGAAGAATGTCACTTTTGTCGATATAAATATATATCGACAAAAACGCTCCCGGGATTTTTACCACTTCAAAAGCTAAATCAAGCTACGGCCATCGAAATCGAATGACCTACAACTCGAGAACCATGCGCTTGACGTCGTTCGTCCCACGAATGCTTTTAAAAGGAAACATAACACCATACCTGTAACTATCATAGTCGACACTTACAACTGTTCGAAATCCGTGCTTTTCGAATAGTTCTTGAGATTTGAAGTTCGTGCAATCGGCAATCACCTCGCCAAAACCGCCGCGCCTAGCTTCTTCTATGGTTCGGCGCAATAAACTAGACGCGCACCCCTTTCGGTCAATGACACTGGAGATGGCAAAAATTACTAGACACTTCTTTGCAGGTTCATACACTTCGAGCTTGGAAAAAAGGTCAAACATGGGCGCGGCCTCCCTCGTGTGCCCGTAGTTTGCCGCAATGAACGCGTCGTATGAAACGCTCAAGGACTGGGCGACGATTTCGCCGTCTTTCATGACCGAGAAAGAATAACCGCTGTTAACGCATTTTCGCATTACATCGGAAAACGCTGTGGCGAAGTCGCACGTCGTAAACTTGAGCGCCACGGAAGTTGGCTCCGACTTTACAAACGTCAGAGAAGTGAACTGAATTGCCTTAGTGACGTAACTCGCGGAAAGACGCAGCATTTACATAGAAAAATCTTTTTTAGTTAAGTTATTTGTCGCGCGGGCGCTTCACTCTAGAATCTGGAGATGGGAGCCAGTAGCCGACAATACCCGTGAGCACCGGAAGGTAAATACCTTCCTTTCCGTTCACCGCCATCATGGTGATGCAAAAAATTGACACGGCTGACGTCAACCCTGCCTGCATCCAGAAGCGGTATTTCAGGCTGTTATAGTTGTGAGTATCTTCATCGCACACCGAAACAACGGTCGCTGGAACTGTCCCTTGTGAAGGAGGTGGTGCCTTACCCTGTGCTTTCACGACCCCTTGCTCTTCCCCTGACGAGGGGGGTGCCTTACCCTGTGCTTTCACGATCCCTTGCTCAATATCATGTTCCTTGGTGTTTGAGGCCATTGACTTTCTCGGTTTGATTTTGTTTAAGTTATTACACTGGTGCTTAACAGGTGATAATCACGTAGTCGCCGTTGATGCTGTAGGAATACCAAAGGTCGTTGCCCATGAGCTGGTTATCGCAGCCGGGGTGACCCTTATTGGGGTCGACCATCAGACCCAGGTAGTTGCCGGTTTCGGAGAGGCCGGCATTGGGAGAAGACACGACCGCGTTGGTCTGTTGGACGGTGTCGTAGGCGGACAGGTAGCCGTTCTCGGGGGAATCGGGAATGGTCAGATACATAGACTCGCCATTAGCGAGCGTGGTGTAGGGGGCGCAGCGAATGTCATAGTCCTCGTCCTGGTCGTCGGTCTTGAAGAAGTTGCCAACTGCCACGGGGTTGATGCAGTTATTCTCAATGATGATCGAGAGGTCAGCGGAAGGCGCGGGGGCGGGAGAGAGGGACGCGGGAGAAGGGGACGCGGGAGAGGGGGACGCGGGCACGATGTCATAAGAGCAAAGGTAGACATTGCCGGATACAGGGATGAACTCTACGAAAGGAGGGTCGTCAGAGCACGAAGTATACTTCGCGGGGATATCCGCGTAAGAAATGGATTTAATGGGGGAACCAAGGCTGTCAAATGCATCTACGGAGTTGTCCATGTAGCTCTGAACAGATGACCAGCCGGCGACCGTGAAAGTGCCTGGGGAGATAGTAATGGTATCCTCGGGGTCGTAGATGTCGCACTTGAATTTGCTACCAGGTAGCATAGCGTATTTCAGGATCTTGACATCCTTGCCACAATTGTTGACGAACGTGACATCCTCAACCGCGGAAAGGAGGGGCCGTGCCACCACCGCAGAGGCAAGGAGCGAGGCAACGAAGGCCTTGAGCATGGTAGATACAGAGACCATAACGGATATTTACTTGAGCCGGTGGGTGTTTGTTTGTTTTTGTTGGTGTCTTCTATGAGACGAGAGTGATTGTGAGAAGTGATTTGTCTACGGAAAAAACTTCCTTTATGCCTATGGGAAACGCCTTGGTCAAATGACAAATGACAAATGACAAATGACGAATGACAATTGGGAGCGAAGAAAGAACGAAGAGTTAGTTGGCGAAGGCAAGGCCGCCCATACCACTTGCCACTCGTAGAATGTTGTAGTTGGGCGCGTAAATGAGGAACTGGCCGCTCGGCAGGTTGGGGTTGAGCACCATCTGGAGCTGGGCGCTATCGTAGCGCGTGAAGTTGGCGGAACCGCACGGTTGCTTGGAGTCGATGTCCTCGAGCGCGAAAGAGTACAGGTAGATGCTCTTAGAGGGCACTCGGACGCTGTGCTGGTAGGGCTGGACAAGGCGGAAATAAGCCCCGTCCCTCGCGGAAAAGCGCTCGCTTCCGTTGATGAGGAGCGTCATCGACTCTATGATCTCTGCACCGGCGTTCCCTGGAATCTGGTAGTTGAAGATGTCGTTGCCGTTTACCGCGTCGCCCTGGGCGAAAGAGCTCGCCGCCTGGTACACGATGACCAGGCACTTCACGGGGTGGTTGAAGTTTATCGTGACTTTTCTGTTAGTGGTACCGTTCGGTGCGCTTGGTGCGGTCACCGGTTCGGTGCCTTGCCACTGGAGCTGGGTGACCAGGTACTCGTGCTGGATCTCGGACATGCGGATGCGCTCGGGGGCGTCGAGGAATACGTAGTCGCAGTACAGCTTGAAGTTAGAAATGCTGAGCGGGTTAGAACCCACCTGGGAGGTCAGACTCGTCACGGGGTAGTTGCAGCGAATGCAGTTCAGGTAGTTGTCAATATCAAAATTGAGCTTGACGTCGTGGTAGCTGAGAGCCACCAGGGGGAGATACTGACCAGGGTTCGTGTTGTAGCAGAATTTGAGGGGGACGTAGTAAGTGCCTCCCCTGGCCTGAGTGATGTCGAAATTGTTCTTGTAATACGTCTGGTCGTAGCGACCCACCATTGTATTGTATCCTTGCAGGTGCTCGGCGGTCTCCGTGAGCTCGCTCCAGATGTCCCACCACTCGCTGTAGTGTTTATCGATGCGTTGGCCACCGAGCTGCAACTCGACCGAATTGAATAGGGCGAGGCCAATGCCGTTCACGTAGCGGAGGTTGGCGGTGGGGATGTAGAAATTGTTGAGTGGAGGGCTGGCAACGTTCGGGGTGGCGACCATGTACGGCCAAGTAGTGATGTTTCCGGAGTATTGGGACGTGTCGTAGATGTTAGCCACGTTCGCGGAGGCGTAATAGTTTCCGCTCACGTTGCTGTACGCGGCAATGAGGTTCGAATACTCGTCTCCGTCTTGTGTCTGCCAGTAGTTTCCACTGGGATCCGCATACACATTGGCCATCGTAAGAACGTTGGATGCATTTGCGGTGATATCGCTCCCTGGCTGAATGGGTGGCGTCGGGGTGATGTTGTACCCCAGGAGACTCGGGAGGGTGACCTCGATCCAGATGGGACCCGCGAGGTCGCCGTTGCGCGAAATAGTGCACGTGGGAAACTTTCCGAAATCGCACACGCCGTCCATGGCCTGCTGAATACTTTCGGTGGCAAAGTTTGTGTAGCGGCGGTAAATCGCCTTAAAGAAAGTGATCTGGGGATTTCCCGTAAGATATACATCTTGTGCGCCATATGAAACGAGCTGTCCAATCGCCCCTGGCATCTTTTATATCTACAAGTTTTTTTATTTAGGTTGTTTTTACACAACACTGTGCTACATATTGACAAACTCAAAATAAGTATCAAAAGCCACTCAGTTTTTTAGTTATGACGACGCTCCAATACTACTTTTCGGACGGGAGGTACAAGAGTTTTGATAAGTATACTATTGACGAGTATGGTGTCATACAGCACGTCGCAAAGGGAAACGTCCTGTCTAGGACTATAAATTCCGATGGGTACAATACGACCACTGTATTTGACAACGACGGAAAT